AATTACCACCGACATCCAAATTGAAATCGCCAGTAACGGTAAGGTTAAGATTTCCTTTGTAAACAAGATTGCCTTCTCCCTCGACAATAGTAGTATGATCGCCACCCGTAACTTCGATGCGCTGATTTTTCGAAGAAACAATGACAGAACCATCAGCGCGCATTTCAACACCAGCGCCTGTGCGGTGCTTGATTAGAATTCTTTCGCCTCCGGGCGTATCATCTACTTCGATAGCATGACCCGATGGTGTTTCTTGTACTTGATTGTGTGGATATTGTGAAGGCTTTTGCTCTGGTACTTTTAATTCAATACCATAGTCGCCCCCACCGAGATCAAGATTGTTTACTTTCTCGCCTTTTGCTGCTTTGTTAACGCTTGTACCAAAGAAGTAATCGCGCTTGGGATACTCACCCGTCGCGTCTGCAAAGCCTTCTTGAGGTACGCCTACAGTCTCTTCTTGGCCTTCACCAAATCTATTGACTCTTTCTTGTAGATCGTCTAGCTTATTTGTCATTGTGATAATATCTCATCGATTGTCAGCGGGCTTTCTGAAAGAGGGTCAGTAAACTTAGATGTTTTTTCGAAAACATTTTCAACATAGTTGATTACTTCAAATCCAGGATCGACTTCATCTGCATCAATCTCACTATGCCCCACAATCTGACCACCAGGGAATACTGCATAGAATGCTCGACAGAAATGATCAAATGTGTTTATCTGACTTCTTGTCAGTGACTGTGCAGATAAAAAGTTTTCTGGATTTGGTGTGCCTGACGGAACATTAATACCACCCACAAACACAAGCCCAATGCTTCTCTGATCATGATTGTTTATTGGTGCGTGTTGACCTTGAATGTTGACTGGGCGACCACGCTGCAGAGAACCATCGCGTCGAATCACATAATGATATCCAATGCCGTTCAGACCTAGATCAACATGGTACTTATTTATTTCTTCTGAACCAATGTTCTTGTCAGTGTGTGTCTCTGTCCAGTGAACCACAACCTCTGTGACTTCACGGTCGACGTTGCGAAGTTCTGCTTGCAGTTCTTCAAGCGAAGAAATGTATGGGAATGTAGGATTACCCGCACCCTGATTCCAATCTTGCTCATACGAACCTATAACATATGGCTCAGTAAAGACAGCTTCTTCGGGTGTGACTCGTGTAGCATTCTCAATCGTGGTATCAATTGACTTGACGAACTGACGAATCGTATCAAACTCTTTACCTGTTGCGTCAAAGAGAAGACGAACTGCTTGAGAGATATCAGCAGCATCACCTTGCGAAAGTGCAATGACCTGATTGACTTGATCACTCGTAAGTTTTGGGGCAAAATCACGAATTCGTTTCTTGACATCTGTCAGAATTTCTGTACTAATACCTTGAATGATTCCTGTTTGTGAACCCTTTGCTACGCGAGTTTGAACAAGAGAGCGATACTCATCGCCTCTTTGTGTGTAAGCGTTTCTTGCTGCAGCGCCGCCTCTAACAGAATTTAGAACTGTGTTGGGATCTTTACCGCCAGACAAATTTTCTAAATCGGACCGTGCTTTTTCCAGATTAACTCTAATGTTTTTAGCATCAGTCATAACACTACTCAGGTCATTCAGAGGTTGTGTTGATGCTTTTGCAAGACCTATGTTGAATTCTGCGCTGTCAGTATTTCCAGCAATAATACGAGCAGCAGTAACTGCACTTCGTGAAATTGAAATGCCTCCCGCACCATCAGAATCAATCGCAGAAATAACATTTAAAGCTGTGTTTAGATTAGTGCTAGACGCTAAAGCGCTGCGAACAGTCGTTTCTAATTCATTTGTTACACTGGTTACAGCGGCTTCTGTTAAAGAATTAATTGCTGCCGCCCCATCAAAAGCACCCATTTTGCCTGTTAAGATATCTTCACCTGCTCTTAATACGCCTTCTGGATTACCTTCGATGACTGCTTTCTGAAGATTACCAGTATCAATCCCTGTAAGGCCAGTAATCAGTTTCAGAACCGATGCAACAGTACCACTAATTCCACCATCAGCATCAAGCGAGGCTTCGATAGGAACAACAACACCGTTTGAGTCTGGCTCACTAAACTGAATATTTACATTTGAACCAAGCTTAGAGGTGAAATTAGTAATTTCTTCTTTTACAAAATCAAGCGCAAGATTTTCTACTGTCTGAGAAGCATCAGCCAACAAGCTTTCTGTTGTGGTATTGTTGACCTGATCTTTGAACTTATCAAACTTTTGTGTTATACTTTGAACACCGCCTTCTACTTCACCTGCAATACCACCCGCAACAGTTTCAAGCGAATTACTTAAAGTATTCTTAGCGGTCTCTGCAGTTTCATCTATTTGAGATGCGTCAACTGAAGACGCGGCGGTCTCAACTGTTTCCTGTAGTTTTTCTTTTTCTGTAGCTGCCATTATGAAAGCGCCTCTTCGTATGCCCTTTGTGCTAACTGATCACTGCGATTCGAACCTTTTATGTAGTCTCGGTTGAGTATTTCACTAGCACTCTTAATATCTGTGGTAAAAATCATTTTGCTATTGACAAGACTGAATCGATTACGCAACTCAAACAAAACAAACTGCAGTTGAATTGAAAACAAACGCCAGTCAGAATTAGGCGAGTACTGTGCAGCAAATCTTAAAAGTTCGCTAAAGCGACTACCAGTTTCTGTACTGTTTTTCCACTTGACAATACCAACCGTATCTACAGCAGCATTTGTATCATATGTTTTAAAACCAGAACATGCTTCAAGCGCACCAGTAATTGATGCTGCATGTATCAGATCATAGCCGTTGTCAATAAAGAACTTCATTGCCTGCTGTCTTCGAAGACCCACGCTTGCGCTTGCTTCTTTATCATCTTTGAGAGGCTGTGCAATTACATTCTGTAGTCGCTCTTGATTATATTCAAACTTATCTGGTGAAGTCAGTTTACGCCCGCTCTGAATAGAAGTAGGAAACTCGACGCGAGGTAATGAGCCAAGAATCAGCGGAATCTGTGACGAAACACCGTCAAGAAACACACCAAACACAAACGCACCAGTCACTAGTTGTGGAATTCGCCCAATGCCTGACGAACCGCCTTCGGTCGTCGGAAGCAGAACCTGCGCCCATGGCAAGTCTTTCTCAGGTATTTCGCTTGTCAGTGGATTGTGAACCCCATAGATTCGAACTTTGACACGCCCTTCAAGACCACTAGGCGGCGTAGCATTGACGACCGTCGCAAAGAACCAGCGATAGTCATCACCATAAAACTCTTTCTGTATAGGTCTTAATACATTCATAGTTTAATATCTTTTGGAAGTTCGCCAAGTTTAGTCATTCTTAAAATTGCTGTGTGCTTCTGATCGATCAAACGATGGTTGATTGCAAGAATCAAATAGTCACCAGACTTTCTTTTGTCAATCTGCTTGATGGGATCATTCTCGTCACCTTGCACATTTGAGTTTAGAAACAATACTCGCATCTTTCTGCCGACATGAACTTTGCCCTGAAAATACAGAGAGCCGTTCATACCAATGTCAATCAGATTCTTCTTAATGATTGTTCTTATGATCTTGTTCTTGACTTTCAGTTTCGATTCAATCAAGGAGTTGTTAGCATCTAGAAGAGAAGCCTCGTCATGATAGCTTTTGAATTGATTATAGGTATTACTAGAAAACACTTGATGAATGTGCAGAGAATTATATTCGTCAGAAAGTCTGCCATCAATCTCAAGCGAAGGATCAAAAAGGCTTTGTGTCGTATCAGGTGAAATTAGTTCATTCGTATAGAATTCGTCGATGATATCGCGAATGCTAATGTGACTGCCCGAGACGGTTCCTGTGCCTGCATCGATGTTAGCATAGTAAGAACCTATTGCACCGTTCTCGTACAACGCTTGTGCGTTTTCAGAACCAACTTCTTTGAACGAAATGATCTCGTAGTATGGGCGAAGCCCTTCGTTCTCTTGATTCATGCTAGAAATAGCAGAACTATATCTCAAAGGCAGTTTGTCATTGATGACGGGCTCTTTGAGAAGGTTGTCAAGGTCAGAAAAAAGCAATTCGTCTGAGTACAGCGAGCCGTACAAAAACAATGGAGCTCCTGTTCTGGTCGTCGCACGATCTTTGATCCACTGCATCGACTCAAGCGGGCTCATATAAGGCACTAGAACTTTACGAACCCCCTGCACCGAGCCATCGAAGTATAAACGTCGAACCGTGCGCCCAAGTTCATTCGTCGCGATTGTCTCGACAATGTTTTCAAGGTCATCAGTATACGAACGACTAAACTGCTTGATAGAATCGATGTAAACATGTTCTTCTACCAGATTGATCGAAAGAAGTTCTGCTCTTTCGTTCATTCTTTTGACATCATTTATTTTCGAAAAGAAAAAGTATTTGACGACGGTCGGTGTTTCGGGGCTCTCAGCATTACCAAGCACAAGCTTGATACGCTCAGTGCCCTGAATCGAAAGCGCATCTTTCAAACCAAAGTCATCGATAAGAACAATCGACGCATCAACATATGGCTTGTAAAGGTTCTCGTAGAAGTTAACCTCTACAATATTACCACGAACATCTACAACACGATCTTCGTTCTTCACAGAAGATAGTATTATTGACGCTTCAAGTATACCAAATTGTGACTGATTTTGAGCCATTAAGTTCTCTCTATCAATCTCTTGAATTCACCCACAACCTTTTCGATATACTGCTTCTTGATTACGCGGATCTTTTTAGCTTCATCGTTTTGTGCAATCAAATATTCCAGATTTGTGATCGGAATCTTAGTTGTGTTGTCATAGAAGAAATCAACCCAGTTGCCTGAGTCGTCTTCGTAGTGATGAACGCCTTGATATTCATAGACGATATTGCCAAGCGCAAGAAGATTGGTGCCGTCGGCGTAGGACATTGCGCTCTTGCCTGTAAGATCGCTATCAGAAGAAACAGTAATCTCACCAACGTTTAGATTCTTTCGAACCACAATACCATTACTGCCTTGAACAAGCACTGCTTGATCTTCGGGATATTTGTCAGCAAGCCCTCGTGCCGTCGCGCTGTCAGATGCAGTCAGACCGAGCTTTGCAGTGTAGTTTGGAAATAGTTTTTCTTGCGCATATGTGTAAAGTTGCCCAAGTGTTTTCGGCCAACCAACTTCGCGCAGCCTTTCATTCATAAGAAAGAAAGTCCAGTCGTATTCGCTCTTGCCATACAGCTTATACGCTAACGTATCTGGTCGATCCCCATCCCGAATCTCATACTCAATGTATGCGCCTGCATCTTCTTTCAGCGTATCGATTAGATCGACATAGCGTGTTAGCTGTTGAAATAGAACAGGTTGCTCTTCGTTACCGAAAAGATATAAGACCTTTGGAAACTTTTCAAAATAATTAGACATTAATAACCATCCCTAATCTTTTGCTTATCTAGAGCAACAATCTCCTGGAATGCAAGCGAGATGTCAACCTCAACAAAATTGCCATCGTTATACATGCCAGACGCTGTAGAGTTAAACGATGTTTGAATATCTCTTAGATAACATCTTTGAATGTCGAACGCAGGATTGACGCCATTCTTATTGCGCACCTGAATCTCAAACATGTTCGGAAACTTATATGCAAGAGGAACACCAGACTCACCTAGTGCAATTTTTTCGGGATAAAGCTCTTGACGGAAGAACTTGACAATGTTTTTAATTTCTTGCGCTTCTTGTGCATTGTTTGCAATCATTTTAAAAGTAAACGCAAAACTACGAATCTGTACTTGCTGAAAGAGTGTACGCTGATTAGGTGCGGATGCGATGCGTGTTGCGCTTCGCACCGCGGGCGATAACCCTTCGAATGCACCACCTGCTGCAGAGACACCAAGAATCGCTCCTGCATTACCCGCTGCGAGCTTACCAATTAAGGCACCAGCGACTTCACCTGCTCCCTTAGCGACAGCAGCAGCCGCAAGCGCAGACGCTGTAGGCACTAGCTGACCGTTTCGTGTAGCACCTGCAAATGCATTCTGCCCTCGTAGCCCTTGTTCTAATGCACCGCCGAGAACACCTAAGTTTGCAGTTTCGTATTGAGCATTATCGCTGAATCTCAAGTCTCTTTGCAAAGGAAGCTCGACGATCCCAACCACTTTACCGCCTTGATTGTTTTCATAAGATTGAACTGCAGCCTTGCTTTGATTTTCTGCTTCTTCTATTACTTCAGCAGTTTCTTCAGGTACTTTTTCATCAGCAACAGAAGAAGTGAATGACTCACCAGTAATTTTCAGTGCGAAGTTATTTGCTTTTTCTAGCAAAGAAGTAAAGGTATCACCAATGTTTTTTGCGATATCAACTCCATCTACTTTCACTGCTTTAAATATAATCCTTGCAGGATAGTTATGCGAAAGTGTGAGAGGGTATCGTAAACGCCTAAACTCTTCGACCGCTTCAGTCGAAGGATTTGTTGCGTCAACGTTTTCAGTATCAGGTACTCTTTTATTCCCAAGCACTACTTCTTCATTAGCCGTAGCAGGCTCTTCTTCACCAGTAAAAGCTTCAGCTAGTGCACCTATCGCGCGCCCCTGCTGCTCTAAAAAATTGCGCCCTTGATTGAAAAGACTTGACATAGAATACACTCTAAATAATTGGTGAGTTACTGTTTCTTTATTTATAGAGTTTTTCATGACATACAAAGGCAAATACAAAGTTAAGAACGTAGAGAAGTATAAAGGTGATTACAAGAATGTGATCTACCGTTCTTTGTGGGAGAGGCACTGCTTCAAGTGGTGTGATGAAAATCCCAAGGTGAAATACTGGTCAAGCGAAGAGGTGGTGATACCATATCTATATGAAGTCGATAAGAAGATTCATCGCTACTTCATGGATTTGAAAATCGTGTACCAGACAGGTGAGACCGTGCTTGTCGAAATCAAGCCAGCAAAAGAGTTGTCACCACCGACTGGCAATCGTAGAACAAAACGTTACATTGTTGAGGGTTATACCTACATAAAGAATATAAATAAGTGGGAAGCCGCTAAAGAATACGCAAAAGATCAAGGCTGGGGCTTTGAGATTTGGACAGAAAAAGAACTTGAAAGTAAAGGTATTATGCCCAAATCGATCAAGCCATTAAAACCATTTCGTAGAAAGAAAGTATGAGCAATCTTTTTCAGACAGTAGAGCAAGAAGCGTTTCGTGCTGGTATCACACCACGGACTAAAGAGTCGCGCGAGTGGTTTCGTCGTAAAGTTCAGAACATGCGTAACATCAATCGTCGCGCATTGATGAACGAAGACCCGATTCAAAAAAGAGCAAGATCCGCTTCTGGTTCGATGTACATGTTTTTCTATGACGCCAAGCATCGCGATACACTGCCTTACTGGGACGCATTTCCCCTTGTGATCGCAGTCGGTCCAGCACCGAAAGGCTTCTACGGTATGAATGTTCACTATCTGCCCATTCCGCTTCGCGCTAAGTTTCTTGATGGGTTGATGGACATTACAAATAACAAGAAGTACGATGAGACGACAAAGTTCGAAGTATCGTATGAGTTTTTAAACAGAGCAGCAAAGTTCAAATACTTCAAGCCCTGTTTCAAGCATTACTTGACTACTCAGGTCGAAGGTCGACTCGCATATATTCCACCGCCCGAGTGGGAGATTGCTACATTCTTGCCTGTTGCTCAGTGGCAGAAAGGCACGATGGGTCAAGTGTACAAAGATTCACGGAGAATAATGAATGCTTAGATCAGGAACAGTCGAAGAATTAAAGTCGATTGCAAGTAATGGGCGTGGCTTTGCTCGCACAAACCTTTACTATGTGTATCTACCTTCGATTCAAAGAGGCGTAAATGCTTACGAGCATGGTGTGCTTTGCACCAGTGTAAATCTTCCTTCACGCCAGTTATCTACGGTGCAGCGCGAACTGGGCGTTGTCAAGCAAGATGTTGCATACGGCTTCGTAAATCCTAGCGTGTCTATGACCTTTCGTGTATTGAATGACCAGGCTACAAGAGAGTATTTTGAAACATGGCAGCGCGCGATTGTAGGGCGTTATGATGATGTCGAAGGGCGATATTCAGCAGCATATCCAGATGAATATTGTAAAAAGATTGAAATCTATCAGCTTGAAAAAGGTTCAAGTTTTCCCATATACAACAAAGACGTATCTTTAGGTCCTATCAATCTTAG